CCAAGATGCTCAGCCGGCTTAAGACAACGGTGTGCGTGGGCGTCTATGCCGCTGGCGTGCTGCTTGAACACAAGGAAACCGACCACAAATACTTCTCGCTGGTGCCCTACTTCGCGTACCGGCGCAAGACAGGGGAGCCTTACTCCCTAATAACACTCGCACTGTCCATGCAGGACGCAATTAACAAGCGAGAATCTAAGGCTCTCCACTTACTCAACACCAACCAGGCCATCTATGAGAAGAGCGCCGTTGACGATCCTGCGCGGTTGGCGGAGGAAAAGGCGAAGCCGGATGGAAACATCGAGCTTCGTGACGGTGCGCTCTCGCAGCAACGCTTCCAGTTCAAGGAAAACCTTGAATTGGCCGCTTCGCAGTTCAATATGCACCAACGGGCGCAGGCCGATCTCTACAGCATTGTCGGGATGGATCAGCGCATGGGGCAGCAGACAGGTGAAATCCGCTCCGGCAAAGGCTTGCAGCAGAAATATGCTGAAGCAAGCAAGCCGGTTGCGACTCTCTTCGACAACATCCGGCGCACACGGAAGATCTTTGCGCGTGTAGCCCTCGACTTCGTGCAGAAATACTACACGGGCGAGAAGATTTTCCTAATCACGGATGACGAGAACGCCGCCAAGCAGGTGGGCATCAACGCCGACCAGATGGCGCAGATCAAAAACGGGCTCTACGACGCAGTGGTGACAGAGTTCGAGGACGATCCAAGCACGCAGGACGAGCATTTCCGCATTCTGATGGAAACTCTCCCGCAGCTCTTGCAGTTCCCGGCTCCCTACACCGCCGAATTGCTCAAAGCTTCGCGTATCCGCAACAAAGAGGGGCTTCTCAAGGTGCTCAGCGAGCCGCAAGGCCCGCCGCCTGTACAGCCTAAGCTCAATTTGCAGGCCAATCTCGATATGCTTGAGCCTGTAGAGCGTGCCGGCGTGTGGCAACTCGCTGGCAAGCCTGAAATTGCCGATGCCGTCATGCAAATCAATCCCCAAACAGTGCAGGCGGCGAAGTCCGCCACTGAATTGGCGAAAGAGCAGATGAAGAGCAGCGGCCAGGGTGAGCAACAGCGTGTGCAGCTCGAAATGGAGCAGGCACAGATGGATGCTCAGCTGAAGCAAGAAGAGCATCGCATGAAAATGGAGGAGATGGCAGCGAAGCATCAGCTAGAGATGGAGAAGATCCAGATGGAGATGCAGAAGATGCAGCTTCAGATGGTAGTCGCGCAGAACACACCACAAAAAACGGAAAAGGCAGGGAAATGAAAAAGCACGTAGCAGTATTGTTTTTCATTGGATGGTTTTTCTCTATGCGGGCGAGCGTTGGACCTGGAATCAAGGCCACCACCACGGTGGGACCCTTCAGGAACCAAATGAGCTGCTCCGCTTATCGAGAAGAGATCGTTGAGAGCCTGAAAGCCGCTGGCTTCCAGGGCGTCATTGACGACTGCGTTGAGCGGAAGGGTGCCTAATGTGGAATTTACTGATCGGCCCAATCGCTGAAGTGGTGAACACCATCCTCAAGCGCATTCTCCCCGCCGAGAAAATGTCGGAAGAGGAGCGAGCCAAGCTTGAGGCCCAAGTTACCCTCGAACTCGCCAAGCAAGATTGGCAAGGCATCCTGGGGCAGCTGGAGATCAACAAAGAGGAAGCCAAGAATCCCAACTGGTTCGTAGCCGGCTGGCGTCCCTTCGTGGGATGGGTGTGCGGTACGGCATTCGCCTACCACTACATCGTGCAACCCCTTGCGGCGTTCATTCTCGTGGCGATCTACCAAAACCCGATTGGGGGCATGCTGCCGGTGTTCGATATGGACAGCCTGCTCACCGTGCTCCTCGGTATGTTGGGGCTAGGCGGGCTTCGCACCTTTGAAAAGTACAAGGAGGTTTCTCGTGGCTAGGGAATTCCGTATCGGCTTTGACAAGATCAGCGATCCTCAGACCATCACCCAGGAGAACGTCAAAGCGTTCAAAGAACAAGATCTCGACATCCACCGGCATGAAGTGGAGAAGTTGGAAGATGACCATGGCAAGCGGGAGCGTGTCTACCGTGTGAAAAACACGCGATACTTCGGCCCGTGGAGCCATCGCGGATAGTCAGAAAAAGATACCAGTTTTTCTGACAGCATGTGACACCATCATCTAACCAAGACCGACCATCCCTCCTGGCCGGAATGCTGGTGAAAACCCGGCTGGTGTCTCCTACCTTATACGTTTAAGTGTATTTTTCCATCTCAGAGTGTCTAGGGGCGCTTCGGCTTCCCCCAAATTTAAGCACCCTGAAGGAGTGTTCATGGCAGTAACAGAAGGCACGAGCGAAAGCTCTGCAACGCCGCTAGATTCATTGTTTAGTCACGACCCGGAGCCCGAGGAAAGCAGTTCCTCTTCGACTCCCGCGAAAGAGGCTAAGGACGACGAAGGCGACGAAGCTTCTCAGAAATTTCCCGAGTCTTCGCCTGATGAAAAACAGGCCGACAAAGGGGCAAAGCCTGAAAAGCAGGCATCGGACGTGAAAAAGGATTCTGAAAAGACTCCTGACGTGAAAACCGATGCTAAGACGGAAGGAGAGCCCACCCCGGAGCAGAAAGCTGCGAAGGAAGCGGAAGAAGCGAAGAAGAAGTGGGAGAACGACGAAAACCCATTCTTCAAGCGTTACAGGGACACGTCAGCCAGCTGGCAGAAGGAGCACCAAGAAAAGCTTCAGCTCCAGCAAGCAGTGGCCCAGATGCAGCAAGAGATGGGCGTCATGCGCAAGATTGCGGATGGCACCTACGATCCTGAAGTGGATGACCCGGCGAAGCATATCACCCCCGAGGCGATAGCGTCCCAGGCCCTCACTGTCGGCAAGGCGTTGTCGTCCAAAGCGGCGATGATCGAGCAGCATGGCAGTGAAGTGGTTGAGCAGAAGTTGGCTCAGTTTCACGAGCACTTCGGCGGCAACCAGATGGTTCAGGCTCTCGTGCTGAATTCCGATTCTCCCGTACACGAAGCTTTCCGTGTGATGGAACGCCTGGAGTTCGAAACCAAGTACGGCAGCTCGCCTGCTGATTGGCATAAGAACATTCGAGCCGAAGCTGAAAAAGAGCTTCGGGAGAAACTCAAGGCTGAAATCACCGAAGATCTCATGGGCAGGGCTGACAAGAAGAACAACACCCCGCGAGGACTCTCTTCCCCTCGTGGGAGCAATGGCCTCAAGGCAGGCAACAAAGTTGCCGGCCCTAAGTCATTGGGCGATATATTCTCTCGATAAAGGAAGGTACTCAAATTGTCTTACATCGAAATCCTCACTGGTAACGGGCTGACCGCTGAACAATGGGAAGATAGCATTTTCAGCGAATACATCGGCATGCTCCAGTGCAAAAAGTTCATGGGCACCGGCACGGACAGCATCATCCAGGTCAAAGAAGACCTGATTAAGAAAGCTGGCGATGCCATCACTATCGGCCTCCGTGGTCGTGTGGTTGGCGGCTTGGTGTCGGGGAACGCGAAAGCCATCGGAAACGAAGGCACGCTGTCCTTCTACAACCAACGTATCGAAATCGACAACATTCGTCGGGCGATCAAGTTTGAAGACATCCCTATGTCTCAGAAGCGCACGATGTTCAACGTCCTTACCGAAGGTAAGAGCGCGTTGGAAGACGAATTCGCGGTCGACTTCGATGACGATATGATCGAAGCGTTGACGGACCACGCCTCTGGCCGCGTTCGTGGGCGCTATCTGTACGGGGCTGCGGATGCCAACTGGAACGCCACGCACGCCACCGCGTTGACGAACATCGACGGCACCAACGACATGCTCACCACGAACATGATCGGCATCGCAAAGCGTAAAGCTTTGATCCCGGTCAATGCCACTGCGAAGATCCGCCCCTCGCGTTTCAAGATGGGCAAAGACTTCGAGCAATGGTTCGTTCTGTGGGCTCACACCTACGCTCTCAGGGATATGGTGAACAACGACGCTGCTTGGCGTAACCGTGAGTTGAACCTCACGCCTGCCGGCACGGGCTCTGTGTTGTTCTCCGGCTCCGCGTTCAAAGGTGCG